AAGAGCAACAGAAAGAGTCACGGCGTAGGCGATGACAACAAACACAAGCATCGAAATCACAGGACTCAAAGAAGCCATTCGTTCCCTCAACAAAGTTGAGCCAGGCTTGCGCAAGCAATTTGTCCAGGACGCCTCACGCATTGCCGAACCTGCCATTAAAGAAGTCCAAGCGGGCTACACAAAAGTTCCTCTTTCTGGCATGGCTCGCAAATGGCAACAGGAGAATAAAAAGATATTTCCGTTCTCGGTTGCTCGAGCAATATCAGGCGTCAAATTAAAAGTCGACGCAAGCCGTGAAGCAACATCCCTGATCTACATCACGCAAACAAATGTCGCAGCTGCAGTATTTGAAGCAGCAGGACGCACCAACCAAAACCTTCTCGGAGATTCACTCGGACAACTTCGCCCAGGCACTACACGCATTCTCGGGCCTGCCGTGTTTCGCAAGCGTGGAGAGATTGAGCGTGAGATGCTAAAGGCGTCAAAGGAAGCAATCAAACGCGTCCAGAAAGAACTTGACTAATGGCTCTAGCAATCCCAATCATCACAGAATTCGACGGCAAAGGAATCAAGTCCGCCCTCAACGAATTCAAGAACCTAGAAACAGGAACCGAGAAAGTCGGCTTCGCAGCGCAACAAGCAGCCAAAGTCGCCATGATTGGATTCGCAGCGTTAGCAACAAGCGCAGCAGCTGCAGGAGCAGTCCTTTTCAAAGCAGCACAAGCAGCAGCCGAAGACCAAGCAGCACAAGTTCAACTTGCCAACTCAATCAAGGCAACAACGACCGCCTCAGATCTTCAAATCAAAGGCGTCGAGGACTACATTGACAAAACACAACGCGCAGTCGGGGTCGCAGACGACGAACTTCGTCCGGCACTCGGTCGACTTGTTCGGGCTACTGGAGACGTCAGCAAGGCTCAAGACCTCCTCAACCTCAGCCTCGACCTGAGTGCCTCAACGGGCAAATCGGTAGAAGCAACAGCAAACGCAATTTCAAAGGCTCAGGAGGGCTCCTACGGGGCTCTGGCGAAACTTGGCGTCGGGTATGACGCAGCAACATTGAAGGCAGCAGGATTCGAAAAAGTCCAGGGGATGCTCGAGGAGCGTTTCAGCGGTTCCGCAGCCGAAAAAGCAAAAACTTACGAGGGGGTCATGGCACGCCTCAAAATCACTCTTGGCGAACTTCAAGAGTCAATCGGCTACAAGGTGCTTCCAATCTTGACCGAACTTGGAGATTCTGCAGTTCGCATCGCTGAAGCGTTCGGTCTTAAAGGTGCTGCAGGAGGAGTTGCACAACTTGGAAAAGAAATTACGAGTCTAGGCACTGACGCCGACGGCATGATTAACACGTTCGGCAAAATCTACAACTCGATTGCTGGACTTGTAAACGGAATTATGAACGCGCTCGCCTTGCCACTATCGGTAATCAACTTTCTTCGCACAGGCGAATTAGGCGATTACAAAGTTAAAGGTCTTCCAACTTTTGATCAGTTAATAGCTGCAAACCCTTCAACCAATCGTCCAGTCACTACACAACAAGCCGAAGCAATGTTCGGCGGTTCGGCAGTATCAGGCGCAGCTGGTGAAACCCCTGCATCTATCCCTGCCCTACCACCTAAAGCAGTTAAAGCAGCCCCAGAAGTATTTGACAACACTCCAGGCAATCCAGGTGGATTTGAAACCGCAGGCATCGGTGGTCTTCAAGGCTTCGGAGACATCATCTTCAACGTCAACGGCGGAGACCCGAACGCAGTCGTCGATGCGCTTCGCGACTATATGCGCAACAACGGATCAGTCCCAATAACCACGGCGAACCTTTACTAATGCCACAGAACTACACCGTCGCCTACTCAACAGACAACATCACCTTCACAACGCTTTCCAATGTTCAAGGCGTTTCAATCGGTATAGGTCGACGCGCGCTTGTAGACAATTACTCAGCCGATACTTGCTCAATAGATGTCTGGTACCCGACGGGCTACTACTCGCCCATCACGGCAATGGTCACCGGAACATTTATCAAAGTCACCAACACAACGACAAGCAAAATCATCTGGTACGGACGCATCACAGATACCCAAGTCAAGTACGGCATTGTCTACAACTCCGGCACACAAGTCGGAAACTCAGACCGCCTCACCATCCGCGCAGAAGGCGCACTCGCCCAATGGGGACGCGCCAGGGGCAACGGATACGCAATGGGCGCAGGCACAGCCTCAGCACAACTAACAGCAGCTGCAACTCAGACTGGTCTAACTGTCACAAACAACTACGGCACCTACGACAACCCGACACTCTCAGCAACCACAGTCACTAACTCATGGGCGGACTGGTTCAACAAATTTACAACAACGCTCAACGGACGCATCCGCCAGGGCAGCAACTCCGTCGTGGCACTCTCCAAATACTCAAGTTTCAACTCGACAATTAACTTTTCCGACACAAGCAACAACGCAACCAATCAGGTCTACGACGCTATTGACTTTCAAAGTCTCGGTCAGAACTACTTCACACAAATCACAGTTTCGCCCGAAAGTTACACAGCCCAAGTTTCCTCAAGCGGATCAGCACCATACAGAAACCTGAACCTTCAGACTTTCAACAGCGGAACTGGCCAGGCTCTTGACTTTGCTAACTATCTGCTAACCCAATACGGGACAACAACATTCTCCCTGGCTTCTGTCTCATGCCTTGCCGAAGCGCAAAACTCAATGAAACTAGACGCAATTGGCACAGGGTTTTGGGACTGCATCGGCTACGCAGTAACTGTCGCCTTTCGCGGCACGACTTATTACGCCATCATTGAAGGCGCATCGTTCACGGCTTCACCATCTTCGTCGCGCTACACGTTCTATCTGTCTGGCGCAGACCTCAACTCTTACCTGATTCTCGACAACGCAGTTCAGGGCAGACTCAACTTCAACAAATTAGGATACTGATATGACCGTTACATCAACCTTCGTCGCTGGGCAAGTCCTCACAGCTGCCGATGCCAACAATATGGCTAACAGCGGATTGACTTACATAACATCGGCAACCTTTTCTGGTGCAGGAACCAAATCCATTAACTCATGCTTTGACAGCACATATACGAACTATCGAATTATTGTGCAGATTGACAGCGTGTCAGCCAACAGCGTTGTGGCGTTGCGTTGGCGTTCTGGTGGCGCAGACAATGTCACTGCTCAGTACTACTGGTCACTGCAGAATATGTTATGGAATGCAACCACATCAACTAACGGTGGTGGCGCAGATACTTCATGGACTTTGCTTTTTACCAACACAACAATTCCTGCTATGGCAGTTATTGAGGCGTGTGGGCCTCAAAAGGCACAGCCAACTTTTGCGACAGTTGCATCGTCAGGCGACAACTCAGCACATACATCATGGGTTGCCTCCGCTGGTGGCCATTTCTTAAACACCACATATCAAGCAACTGGACTAACCGTGTTCACAAGTTCCGGCACAATGCAAGGCACCATCACCGTGTACGGATACCGCCAAGCATGAGAAACAGCCTAATTCTATTGGTGTTTTTGACATCGCTTACCGCTTGCGCAGATCGCACACGCCACAACTGTGAAACAACAAAAGCCACAGGATTCCTAGAAAGTAAATGCCCATGAAACTAGAAAAAAGACTCAGCAACGAAGAAATTAAAGCACGACTTGTCTTTGTCGTCGCAATTACTTTGTCGTTCGTTCTTGTCGTATCTGTTCTTGCAATGATCTATGGCGTTCTCTTTGTGGTGCAACCAGTTGAAGCCAGTGAGTTAGACCAAGAAATGGTCAGCATCCTGACTTATGTACTTTCCACCCTTGCTGGTGCTTTGGTGGGCCTCGTAGCTGGGAACGGGTTGAAGAATCCCCCGAAAGAACCTGAAGCATGAGCAACCGCGCCTACCCCTACTACCCATCATGGGACGGCAAAGCCACTCAACCCGTAACCGCAAAACTTGTTGAACTATGCGGAAAGCGTTGGGGAACGAAGTCACTCGGGACATACGTCAACCGCCCAATGCGCAACAACGCAGGACTGTCCGTTCACGCCACCGGATACGCAGCTG